ATTAGATAAAAAAGCTATTAAAATACTTAAAAGTAATAGATTAACACCTGATGAATTAGTTAAAAATGTTCAAGGTAATAGTAGAGCATTAAAAGATAGATTTAATGCTATGATGTTTAGTGATGTTCCTGAATATACAGCTAAAAATATTAAAAATTACAAGAAGAAAGCTAAAAAATCTAATACGTTTGTTGATGCTCCTGAATATACAACAAAAGAACGGTTTCAAAAAATAAAAAAGAATATGAAAATACAAGGACTAACATCATTATCTATACCTGAATATATACCAGTATCATCTATAGAACGAGCTTTAAATCAAAATAATTATGGTTCTGATTTTTATTAATAATATCTATAATAATTATAGAAGATGTCATTTGGATCATTACTTATATATGATTTAAAGGATTGTAATAATTTTAATAATATGAAAGATATAGATGTATTACAATATTTTATTAATAATATTATTAAAATTATGAATATGAATAAAGTAGGTAATACTGTATTTGAATATTTTGAGTCTAATGAATTTAATATTGTTAATGATTTAGTGGGGTTTAGTATAACTCAAATAATTTCTATGTCTTCTATAACCGTTCATATATGTGAATTGTCTAAATCTGTTTATATTGATATATTTACGTGTTGTAATATTAACGATGATATATTATATGAACTTAAAATTTTTATTACTTATATATTTGATCCATCAAATATACAACATAAATTAATTAATCGGTAATTATTTATTTTTTCTTTTCTTTCATTAAAGATGAAAGATTGTCCTGAAGGTAAAGTAAGAAATCCTGCAACAAATCGTTGCATTAAAGTTAAAGCACCTAAAGCACCTAAAGCACCTAAAGAATTAAAAGAATGTCCTGAAGGTAAAGTAAGAAATCCTGCAACAAATCGTTGCATTAAAGTTAAAGCACCTAAAGCACCTAAAGAGCCTAAAGAGCCTAAAGCACCTAAAGAACCAAAGAAAGATGAATATATATATAAATATGAAGGTGTTGAATATGATAATTTAACTGATGAAGAAAAAAATTTAAAGAAGAAACTACCATCATTTATCCCTGATAGATTTATATATAATATTGATGTTTTTTTAAATGACCTAAAAGATGGTAATTATTCTTATAATACTATATTACATACTTTAAAAACTATTCTTAATGATTTAGAAGATATAAATAATGAAGTTATATCAGATAAAGAGACCAGAACACCTAAACAACAATTAAAATTTAATCCATTTATTAAATATAATAACGACCGAATAAATAAAGTTAATGATTATAAAAAATATGTTATAGATAAGAAAAATAAACCTAAACGTCCTATATCTCCAGTATTTGATATACTTGATGATGTATCACCTCCAATTAAGCGTAAGCCTAAAGCTAAAAAAAAACGTCCAATATCTCCAGTATTTGATATGCTTGATGATGTATCACCAATTAAACCTAAACGTAAGATTAAATCTAAACGTCCTATATCTCCAGTATTTGATATGCTTGATGATGTATCACCAATTAAACCTAAACGTAAGATTAAACCAGCAGTAGAGGATAATGCACCAATAGCACCAGATGCCCGAAGGGCGAGCGCAATCGCACAAATAGCACAAATAGCAAAAAAAAAATTAATTAAATCTAATATATCATCTAAATTTAAATTATTTAAAGTTAATAAAGCGTCTATATTGGATAGAATTAATTTTTATATATATATTAAATCATTATATTTAAAAGTTAAAGATAAATTAAAATATTGTGATTCAGATGATATTGTATTAGAAAAAACTATTGGTAGTCCATCAGTATTTGGTGATATATATCTTGCACATTTTAAAGGTAAATTAGGCGAATTTGCTATTAAAACTATTAAAAGAGCTAAATATATACAACCATTTATTGATGTAGAAGTTAAACTACAAGATCTATTAACTAAATATGTTATAGATTTTAAATCTATTCATTTTCCTATTACATATGGTACATTATATTGTCCTAAACCTAAAAGAATTTATCAATTAAATGAATTAGCCGATGGAGATATGAAACAATTGGTTAATTCATATGTAAAAGATTATGAGGAATCAATGTTTTCTAAAATAAGTAGAAAATCTGAACTTAAAAATAGAGGTAAAATAATCCTTAATTGTTTTGGTCAATGTTTAATATCTGCGTTAATGTTTAATACATACACAGACCATTTACATAATGATACACATTTTGGCAATTTCCTATATCATACTGTTGATAAGGGTGGATATTTTCATTATAAATATAAAGATAAAGATTATTATTTAGAAAATTTAGGATATATTATGGTTATATGGGATTTTGGATTAGCTAAACCATTTAGTGATAGAAGATTTCATATATTTAGAGATATTGAATATATAATGAATAGTATTATTCTATATTATCAAAAATTTATTAAAGATACATCAGAATTAAATAAATATATAGTTTCTTTACGTTCTATGACTGATAATTTAGATTATGATGATTATTATATAGTTATACATACTGCATTAATGTTTCTTATAAAAATAGATTGTTTATCTACTAAAAAACCTGATAATATTATTAATAAAAATCCTTTTTATATTATCCCTACATCTCCTATTAAATTTAAAACTAAATCTAAACGTCTAATATCTCCAGGATCTCCAGTATATGATATGATAGATGATTTCTCAGTTTCTATGTAATCTGAATATAATCTGAATATATTTTAGGTAATACATTTATAATACCCATTAAAAAATTACGTTTAGATGGTGATAATGATGATTTATTATATTCATCTTTTAAATATTTAATATACATATCATTATCTATTGAATATGGTTCTTTAGGTGCAGCTGCTTTAGATGCTTTAACTTTAATGCAACGTCCTGTTTTAGGGTTGATTATTTTACCTTCTGGACATTCCTTTGGTTCTTTTGGTTTAACACAACGCCCATTAACTCTTATTTTATGAACTGAACATTTTTTTTTACATTTACCATCTATAAATTCTTTAGTAATTGGACATATAGTAAATGAATAATCATTAATATTATCAGTATCTATATATTCTTTAACTAATTTTAATCTATCTTTATTATATTCTTTAAACAAATTTATTTTAATTCTTTTAGCCTCACTCTTGGTTTGTTTATAGGCATCATCAGCAATTGAATTAATTTCATTTAATTCTTCTATTATTTCATTTAATTCTTTTTTTTTAATTTTTTCATTTTTTTTAGAATTTTTTATTTCATTTAAATCTATTTTTATATCATATATCAGTTCATTAGGTATAGCTTTACCTATTTTTTTTTTAATCAAATACTCCATTATCTATTTATTTAAGATAATATTATTTTTGTTTTAAGAAATGATATTATTTCCAATAGTTGTAGATTAACCCAGTCATTCAACTCACTTATTTTTATATCTTCCTTTTCATCTGCTTTAATTAGTTTATTAAATGATGGTAATGATATATATCTATTTTGATTTTGGATAAATACTAATCCGTGCTTATAAAAATGATGATTAGTTATAACATCTCTGCATTCTCTGCTTTCTAAATACTTATCTATTTTAGATAATATTTTTGATTTATTTTTTATAAATATATCTGTTTGTTTATTATTATAATCTGATAAGTCTGTATCCTCTTTAAAATAATCATTACCATAATTGGTGCATATCTCATCTCCCTTTTTTATATCCTTATAAGCTATGAAATAATATATTTTAATATGAGGTAAATCTGATCTGGTTGGCACACTTATATGATGATAATTGCAATTAGGTTCTTTTAAATGATTAAATATTTGACCATCTCTTAGAAGGGCATAATAAGTTCCAGTTGTTTCATCGTGTCTAAATACATTTTTATTTATTTTAGCTGTTGTAGCATCTATAATTGCATCAGTATTATTATTATTAATAACGTCATCTAAATTATATTCTAATTCACGAGGATACATCTCATTCCAGAGGTTCTCATTATATAATAAGTTAGATACTATAATATTATTAGTCTCTTTGATATCATCATATAAAGCGTGTTCTAATAATAATAGATCACCAGCATATATATCATCTGTTGCCACTGCTTTTCGGTAATCACCTTCCCAAATAAACTCAAATTTGCGAGACTTATAGAATGAACAAGTAGGATTAAGAATATTCATATTATATTATTATTATATAAAATTATTTAAAATTAAAATCTTATTTAAAAATAGTTTATATGCCTGTTAAAAAATCTATTAAAACAGTTGAAGTAGTTGAACCCGAAGGACCTATTGAACCAGTGAAGAAACCACGCAAACCACGAGTAAAAAAAGAAGCTATTGTTGAAGTAGTTGAAGTAGTCGAAGAACCTGTAAAGAAGCCAAGAGCACCACGTAAAAAAAAAGAAAGTTAAACTAATGACGTTAAATATTCTTGATGTAATTTTGTTTTTATATGTTTAGACTTATTATTTATTGTATAACAACCACTACAATCACAATTAATTTTTTTATTTACTCTTTCTTTAATTTTATCTTTATTATTTTCATAATATAATTTATCTTTTTCTTTAAATATTTCTATATTATTTAATCTTCTTTCTTTATCCCATTTTTTATGTAATTCTAAATTATCTATTCTATATTCTTTTTTTGTTCTTGATGGAATATTACTATTTAAAGTTGCTTTCAATTCTTCTATATAATATCGTTCTCGTTTTGTTGCTTCTAATAATGAATTACATGAATATTCTTCAACCATTACCATATACCAATTATCCCAACCTCCATTATCTCTAATGAATTGATATACATTAATATTATGTTTTTTATTTTTTTCATTATTACAACATTGTTTATGTTGATTTTTTCTACTTTTAAAATCAGTTGTATGACCTATATATATATCAGTTATATTAATATCATTACAACATAATTTATATATTATAGTTTTAGAATAGTCTATTGCTATTTTAGGCATTTATAAAGTTGTATAGAGTTGTATATATATATTAAGTTTTCTTTATATAGTTATTTTGAGCGACACCAACACTCGTGGACATGGCAGCTACATCTTTATTTAATTCTTCTTGTTTATCTCCATATTTATTAGTTAAATAACTTCTTCTAAGCATTGAAGCTCCAACTTTATCTTTAAATATTCTATTCAAAATACCGGTCATACTGTTAGTATTTTTGGTTAAATCTTTACCATTTCTATCTGTTAATAAATATTCATTATTTTCAATTTTATATTTTTTTATATAATTATTTAATATTATCTTTAATTCTTTTGAAACATCTAATATTACTTCACCATAATGACCACGAGTTTTATAAACGTTAAAATAGAATTTAGAACCGTCATAATAATTATAATCTTTAGATAATTCATTATTATAATTATTAATAAATTTCATATATACATAATCGCGGTTACGTCTGGGAGGTTGTAATGTATATAATGATAATATTAGATAATCTTGATAGTCTTGTTTATTAGCGTCTTTTTTTATTGCATTTTGTTTTACTTCATTATAAGTATCATCTAATTTATCAGTTGATATAATTTTAGTTCCATCAGTTATTGTTGTTTGATCTTTAAGTTTTACATTATAATCGTTCATTATAGCAGTATAATCATCAAATAATTTTTTTAGTTTTTTTGTCGGTTTATTTGTTTCTATTAAGCATTTGAGAATAGATACAATAGATATAATATAAGTTCTTTTTGTATTACTTTTATATTTTTCAATTTTAGATTTAATATTATCTATATCATATAAAAAATTAAGATTTTTAATAGGCTTATAATCGTTTAATATCTTAAGTTTTGTTTGATATAAATTAAGAGTAGATGTTGTTATCTTTTTACAATTGAAGATTTCTTTAATGTCCATTTATTATAAGATTAGATTTTATTTTATCTTAATATAATATAAAATGAAAATTATTTATAAATCTTTATTAGGTATATGTGGTATATGGCATGTTTATTATGTTTATTGGTATTTAACAATACATAATACTATAAAAAAAGGATTAATATTCAGCATTCCAAAGGAGGATGCGTGATAAATTATTTTTTGAATATTTATCTTCTTTCCAATTGCCTTTGATACTTTCACTGCGTTTCAAATAATTATCGCGACGCTCATCATTATTATGTTTGG